TTAAAAACGGCTACAGCTTGTGTATTCATATTTTTTCTATTAAACTTCGCTCCTATATTTGATTATCCAAGATCAATAGCGTATAGATATTTAGATATAAAAGGTGGGAGTAAAAATATTCTAGGATATCTATGCAGAAAAGTTAGATATTTGATGGGTTGTATTTTTTGTTTAACTTTTTGGTATTGTCTTTGTTTTGATATTAATAATTTTATTTATTGTCCTATAGTTGCTACTATCATAAATAATCTTTTTTTGACTTCTTTCCAGCATAGGGAAAATTAATATTGAATACCAATTTTTATTTATCTCATATAATAAAAAGCTCCAATGGGTTTGCAGAAACTTTAGGTGGTGAATTTTTATATTTTTGTATTCAGATAATTTCATCTACAGATTCTAATAAAAGATCTGTAACTTATATTGAAGCTAATGAAAAAAAATTCTTTAACTGCAAAGATGATAATGAATTTTCTTTTGTTATTAAAAATATTTTAAAAAAATACAAACCATTTACTCCAGAAATATTGTATATAGATAAAGCTTACGATCTCGGACTTTCTTATTGTATTATTGAAAGCTTTCTAAGGGGAGAAACAAATTTACAAGAAAAGATTGATCAGTATAATTTAAAAAAAGATTTAGAATGAATATAAATTTAGAAGTTCCAATTAATGGATTATCTTTTGGTCAAGTATCATTTGGATTATTGAAAGAGTTTTTCGATAGAAAATTCCTTCCTAATATATTTCCTATCGGGCAAGTAGATTTAAAAGCCTACGATATTGATAAACCATTTTTTGATTGGCTCCAATTCTGTTGTCAAAAAGCTCATGCCAATTTTTCTCGTAAATTTCCTACGATTAGACTTTGGCATTTAATTGAATCTGAAAGACGTTTGTCTGATAAAACTATTTTATGGACATTCCATGAAACGGATACTTTAACTAAAGTTGAAAAAAATATTATTAAAAATAATGACTTGGTATTGTTTTCTAGTAATTATTCTTATGAGGTTGCTAAATCTGAAGGTCTAGAAAATGTAGGAGTCTGCCATCCTTATTTTGATTCTATTCATGTAAAAGCTGATCCTCTTGTTCCAAGAGTTGATGCTATTAACTTTTTGCTTATTGGAAAATTTGAAAAAAGAAAACATACAGAAAAGATAATCAGAATATGGAAGAAGCTTTTCGGTAATGATAAAAGATATAGATTAAATTGCTTAATAGATAACCCTTTTATAGAGAGAGAAAAATGGGAACAAATTTTGAATCAAATCTTTGAGGGATCTATTCCTTGGAATGTTAATCTAATATCTCGTCAAGATAAAAATTCAGAAGTAAACAAACTAATGAATTCTTGTGATATTGATCTTTCCGGTCTTTCCGGCGCAGAAGGATTTAATCTTCCTTTGTTTAATATGCTTTCTCTTAACAAGGTTTGTGTAGCAATGGATGCTCATGCTCATTCTGATTTTATTAACAATGGTAATGCTATTATTGTAAAACCTTCTCAGAAAATTCCTATTTATGATGATGCCTTTTTCAAATTAGGTAATATAGTTAATCAAGGGAACATGTTTGATTTTGATGATAAAGAAGTAGAAGATAAAATTTTGGAAGCCGTTGAATTTTTTAATTCTGGCGAAAAAACTATATCAACTCTTCCTAGTGTATTCAGTGTACAAAATACTGTAGATACACTATTATCAAAAATATGAAATGGGATATAAATGCTCCAAACTTTGTTCAAGGAATAAACGGGCCTAGAAGTTTTTACTTAACAGAATTTTCTTCAACAACTGTAAAAGCTTTAAGTAATAGAATCAATGAAGCCATAGAACTGGAGCAAATACTTTTTCCTATCCATATTGAGTCTCCCGGAGGAGATATCTCATCTTTAAAAGCTATTCTTTCTATCCTTTATTCTGCTAGGAAAAAAGGTTTAAAGATTGCTACAATGACGGCTGGTGAAGCTTCCTCTGCTGGAGCTTTTGTCTTCTGTTTCGGGGATGAAGGTTTTCGTTTCATGGGAGAATATGCAGGTTTAATGCTGCATGGTATTCAGGTTTCTTCTATCCCAGATGGAAGAGCTAGTGAGCAAAAAGAATTTTTTAATGCTTTAATGAAAGAGGAGGAAGAAATACTTAAAGTAATCTCTTCTCATTTAAAAGGCCCTAAAAATAAAGAATGGCTTAAAAAAGAATTAAATAAAAGAAAAGATTTAGATTGGTATTTAAATGCTAAAGAAGCTTTGGATTTAGGTATTACTAGCCATATAGGATTGCCAATTTTTTCTTTAAAATTAACTCCAGAAATTTCTGTAAATATTTAGAAAAGTGTAAATACAATTCCTATGATATATATTTATGAAAATCCAGATTCCGAAGAGAGAATCGAAGTCGTTCAAGGTATGAATGATGAACACGTATATGCACAGAATGGTGTTCAATGGAATAGAGTTTGGACTATTCCTCACACGAGTATAGATACTAAAATTGATCCTTTTTCCTCTAGGGACTTTTTAAATAAAACAAATAAAAAAGGAACTATTGGAGATTTGCAGGATAGAGCTCAAGAACTTTCCCATATGAGGAAAGATAAACTAGGTAAAGACCCTATTCTTGAAAAAGAAGTTGCAAAGTACAAAAAGAAGTATAATGTCGCTCATCCCTCAGAAATAAAAAAGAATTAATTATGATTTTCGAAGAACAAATCTCAAGGAAGCCAGATCACTATCCTTGGAGCCAAGAATTTATTTCGGCAATGCATGATGGATTTTGGACTAATAAAGAATTCAATTTCCAAAGTGACTTACAAGATTTTAAAGTTAAGCTTTCTGAGAAGGAAAAAGAAATAATTGTAAAAGCTTTAACTACGATTGGCCAGCTAGAAATTTCTGTAAAAAAGTTTTGGTCTAAGTTGGGTGATAACCTACCTCACCCTTCCATGAGCGATCTAGGCTTCGTTATGGCGAATACAGAGGTTATACACGGGGACGCATATGAAAGACTCTTAGAAGTTCTAGGGTTGGAAACTGCTTTTGATGATGCTTTAAAATTGGATATTGTAAAAGGTAGAGTTAATTATCTTCGGAAACATCTTCATAAGTTTCATTCTGATAATAAAAAACAGTTCGTATATTCTATAATTCTTTTCACTTTATTTGTTGAAAATATTGCATTGTTTTCTCAATTTTACATTATCAATTGGTTTGGTCGTTACAAGAATCTCCTTAAGGATACGAACAAGCAAGTAGAGTATACTTCTAGAGAAGAAAATCTCCATGCTATAGTTGGAATTAAAATAATCAATACTATTCGTTCTGAATATCCAGAGTTTTTTGACGAAGAGCTTGAAGCAAAAGTAATTTACGAATCTGAGCAAGCTGTTAAATATGAATGTGAAATTATTGACTGGATTTTAAATGGACTCGAATCGGAAAAATTAAATTCTCCTCTTTTGAAGAATTTTATTAAAAATCGAATGAATGAATCATTGGTTAGTATCGGATATAAAAAGATATTCGAGGTTGATCAAGATTTAATTTCTAAAACAGATTGGTTTGATGAGCAGCTGCATGGAAATAATATGACTGATTTTTTTCATTCTCGTCCGACTGAGTACGCAAGATCAAATAAAAGTTTTGGAGAAGAAGATTTGTTTTAATACAGATACACCTTGACTTTTTAATTGTAGTACATATACTGTTTTAGATTATGGAAAAAGCTTATAAATGGCTAAATAGCCACAGCCGTCTCTTTTTAGAGAGAGGCTATTTAGAAGAAGGTGTATCTCCAGAGGAGAGGGTAAAAGAAATAGCTAAAAATGCAGAGAATATTCTAGGCATTGAAGGGTTTGCTGATAAGTTTGAAAAGTACACTTCTCTTGGATATTATAGTTTAAGTACACCAGTGTGGATTAACTATGGGAATAAGAGAGGTCTTCCTGTTTCTTGTTTCAATTCCCATATGGATGATACAATGACCGATATTCTTTGGAAGGTCGGCGAAGTAGGTATCATGTCTAAAATGGGAGGAGGTACTTCAGGTTATTTTGGAGACCTTCGCAAAAGAGGTTCTAAAATAAGTTCTGGGGGAGAATCCAGTGGAGCTGCACATTTTATGGAGCTTTTTGATAAAGTTTCAGATGTAGTTAGTCAGGGATCGGCTCGTAGAGGTAGCTTTGCAGCCTATCTTCCCGTCGAACATCCAGATATTGAAGAGTTCCTTATGATTCGTTCTGAAGGTCATGCTATTCAGAATATGAGCATTGGTGTAACAATAACAGACGACTGGATGAATAAGATGATAGAGGGGGACAAAGATAAGAGAGGAATATGGGGTAAGATTATAAAGAAAAGATTCGAAACAGGGTATCCATATATTTTCTTTACTGATACTGTAAATAATAATGCTCCTCAAGTTTACAAAGATAAAGGATACAAAATAAATTCAAGCAATCTTTGTTCAGAAATAACTCTTCAATCGAACAGTAATGAAAGTTTTGTTTGCGTTTTATCTTCTTTGAATCTTCTTTATTGGGATGAGATTAGAAATACTGATGCTATTGAGACATTAATCTATTTCCTTGATACTGTAAATCAAGAGTTTGTTGAGAAAACTCAAGGAATGAAATTTATGGAAGCTCCTCATGAATTTGCGAAAAATCAAAGAGCTTTAGGAATGGGAGTTTTGGGATGGCACTCTTTTCTACAATCACAAATGATTGCTTTTGAATCTTTAGAGGCTAAGATGCTTAATTCTCATATATGGGATACTATCAGAAAGAGAGCAGATGAAGCTTCTAAAAAGCTCGCAGATTTATTCGGAGAGCCAGAACTCCTCAAGGGTTATGGGAGAAGAAACGTAACAACAATTGCTGTTGCTCCTACCACTTCTTCATCATTCATTTTGGGGCAAGTATCTCCGAGTATAGAACCTTTAAATAGTAATTACTTTGTAAAGAAACTCGCTAAGGGATCTTTCACTTTCAAGAATCCATTCCTCAAAGAAGTTCTAAAGAAGTATAAGAATGATACAGATGAAGTTTGGAAATCCATTTTGATTAGAGGTGGATCAGTTCAACATTTAGATTTTCTTTCTTCTGATGAAAAAGATGTATTCAAAACTTTTGGAGAAATCAGTCAAAAAGAAATTATTATTCAAGCTGCTCAAAGACAAAAATTTATTGATCAAAGTCAGAGCTTGAATATTATGATTCCTCCAGATATAAAGCCGAAAGAAGTAAGTGACTTACTAATCGAAGCTTGGAAGATGGGAATTAAAACATTGTATTACCAAAGATCAGCTAATCCTGCTCAGGAATTGTCTAGGAATCTAATGACCTGTACTAGTTGCGAATCTTAAAATTTATTAAAATGAGTGAGAATTTACAAGAAACTTATTATGGCAAAAAGATAGACACATCTAATATATTAAATATAGATGAAGCTGTTAATATACGCAATGGTAAGCCCTGTGTAATAATAACAGGCGTTACTGGTCAAGATGGAAGTCATATGGTTGACTATTTACTTGACAATACAGATTTTTTAATTTTTGGAGGAGTGAGAAGATTAAGTGTTTATAATCATGAAAATATTAAACATGTAAAATCAGATAGATTTCATCTCATTAATTTTGATTTGACTGATCCTCATGCTATTTCTAGGATTGTAGAAAAACTACTTCCTGATTATTTTATCAATTTTGCTGCTCAAAGTTTTGTTGCTAGTAGTTGGGATTTTGCTAGGCAAACATGGCAGACTAATTCTACAGCTGTTCTTGATATATTGGAAGCTATCAGATTATATAAACCTACTTGTCGTTTATATCAAGCTGGATCTTCTGAAGAATTCGGTAATGTTTTATATTTTCCTCAAGATGAGGTTCATCCCTTACGCCCTAGAAGTCCTTACGGAGCAAGTAAGGCAGCTTCTAGACAGCTTGTAAAAGTTTATAGAGAATCTTATAATCTTTATGCTATTCAAGGCTGGCTATTTAATCATGAAGGAACGAGAAGAGGTGAAGAATTTGTCACTAGAAAAATATCTAAAAAAGTTTCTTCTATAAAATATTGTATAGATAACTCTTTAGACTTTTCTCCTTTAGAATTAGGAAATATAGATGCCAAAAGAGACTGGAGCGATGCTGAAGATTTCATGGATGGGGTATGGAGAATGTTAAATCAAGATATTTATAATAAAGATTATTCAGGTATTCCCAATGAATATGTTTTCTCTTCTAATGAAACACATTCTATTAGAGAGTTTGTAGAAAAATCTTTCAATTATATTAAATTAGATTGCTCATGGGAAAATGAAACAAATAATCCTGAAGATGAAAAATTAGTAGCTTGTATAAATGGCATTAAAAAAACTTTAGTAATTATCAATAAAAAGTTTTATAGACCAGCTGAAGTAGAAACTTTATTAGGAGACAGCTCATTAGCTAGAAAAGATTTGGGTTGGTTTCCAAAATGTAACTTTGATCAGCTTGTGAATAAAATGTTAAAGTCTGACATCGAAAAGCTATCAGTAGAAAAAGCTTGACTTTTTTAAAATATGTTATAGTATTTTCGTTGTTATGACGAATTTCCAAAAAAGCGTATTAAATTTTATGAAAGCTATTGGGCAAAACTGCCCAGATTCTCCTTCTATACCTGACAATTTAACTAGAGTTCTAAGGATAAGTCTTCTTTTAGAAGAAGTTTTGGAACTAGCTGAAGCAAGCGGTGTTAAAGTTTCTTTGTCAGATAAAGAAGAATCTATAAGTATTGATGATTTTAATTACGATATAGAAGGAGAAGTCAATTTAATAGAAGTGGCTGATGCTCTAGCCGATATTAACTATGTTTCTATAGGAGCGGCATGTTCTTATGGACTTGACATTGAGCCATTTGAGAATGAAGTGTGCAGATCTAATGATTCCAAAATTACAAATGGATTTCGTAGAGAGGATGGTAAATGGCAAAAGGGTCCAAATTACAGTCCTGCTAATCTTTCTCCTATTTTAGAAAGTCAAATAAAAAAAAATAATTAAATGCCTTACGAATATAAAGCTAAAGTCTTAAGAGTCTATGATGGAGATACTTTTTTAGCTGACATTGATCTTGGATTCGGTTTTTCCTTAAAGGAGAAATTTATAAGATTAATGGGGGTAGATACCCCTGAGATAAAAACTAAAGATTCCGAAGAAAAGAAGTTCGGAGAGTTAAGTAAAAAATTTGCAGAAACATTTTTTAAAAATAATAAAAATGAAGTTGTGATTAAGACTCATATACATAATGTGTCATTAGAAGGTAAAGAAAAATTTGGTAGGATATTAGCTTATGTTTTTGATACCTCTGCAAACAAATGTCTTAATGTAGAAATAATTAAAAACTTCCATGGAGTCGAATATTTTGGAAAATCAAAAGAAGATATAATCTTATCTCATATAGAAAACAGAAAAAAAATAAATTTACAAAATGAAAGCTGAATTATTAAATTATTTTGGAAACGACCTAATGATCGCCAATGCTGCTAGAGTTAGCTATGGAAAATATAAAAATGTCTTTGATGAAAAAGATGGAAAACTAATAAATTTTCTTGTTGAACATAAACATGTCGCTCCTTTCAGACATCCTCAATTACAATTTAGAATAGAGTGTCCTATTTTTGTAGAGAGACAGCTTTTCAAACATCAGGTTGGAATGTCTGCAAATAGTATAAGTGGTAGATATGTTGATTTCAGTGATAATTATTTTACAATAGAGAAACTGAGAAAACAGTCTAAGTCATCTAAACAGGGCAGTGAAGGTGAAATTGATAACCCAGAATTATTAGAAAAAATTTCTAACTTTGTCAAGCAATCCTCTTTACTTTATAAGGAACTTTGTGAGGCCGGAGTTGCTAAGGAACAAGCTAGAGCAATTTTACCTTTGTGTCTAGAAACTCAATTTATCTGGACAGGATCGTTACTTTCTTTTCTTAATTTTTGGAATTTAAGACTAAAGCCTGACACTCAAGAAGAAACTCGAATCATAGCTCTTAAAATGTTAAACTTAGTAAAGAGTATCGAAGGTAATCCCTTTGAATTTTCTCTAAAATCTTTCAATCTTTAAAAATTTTAATTGACAAATAATATGAATGTGCTAGAGTCAGATGTGAAAGCAATCGCAAATGAAATTGCATTGCAATCTATAATAGATTACACTAAAGAAGAGCTCTTAACAAAAGAGCAGTCAGATAGACTAAAAGCTTTAATTATAAAGCATACAAAAATATGTTTGTTTGACACAATATCTCTATATGAATAAGCAAAATAAAATAAAAACTGAAAAAGTAAAGATCGAAGCTCAAACTCCTGCGGACCATCCTTACGCAAATCATCGAGGTCGATTTATAACTCTTCATACTCGATCAAAGAAAGGGCAACAAAAGTTCTGCGCAAAGATCTTGAGCATCTCTAATAATTATGTTACATTCATAAATGTTAATAATGGAGAAGTTCTGAAAGTTGCAAAAACATCTATTGTTTAGTAGATTGATGTTTCTCCCGCGCCTTTAATTAGGCGCGGGATTATTTTTTAAAGTGTATTCTTTTATCTATGGAAAATAAAATGGAAACATGTAAATTCAGATCAGATACAGTTGCAGAGTATGGCCCTTCATGCTGCTCATCCAAAAGATCTGTTGGTTATTATTGTTTAGAACGTGGAATCCACGGTCTAACAGATGAAGTTTGTAACTCTTGCGAGTTGTATTCTTCGAAAACTCAGGGATTAGAGCAAGTAGAATAGAAAAATTATAATAATATGGCATCTAAAAAGAAAGAAGACTCCTCAAATGAAGCAGATTCAAAAGATATGCTTAATTCATTTTTGAAGAACAATGAGGAAAATCATTTTAATTACCTTCAACCTGAGGAGGTAACGATTTCTTCTGGATCTTTAGGCCTAGATACCTTAATTAAGGTGCGCTCTGGCTCCTTTGTCAGAGTTTGTGGTAAGGGGAGTGAGTTAGGTAAAACTTCACAATGTTTTGTTTTCTCTCAAAATTATATGGATAAGATTGAAAAATCTAAAACCATTTTTATTAAAGCTGAAGCTCGCTTAACCCCTGAAATGCAGAAAAGAACAGGAATGAAATTTGTTACTGATCCAAGTAATTGGGAATACGGTACTGTTTTTGTTTTTAGTTGTAATGTTTTTGAAACTATAGCATCTTTAATTGAAAGCATTCTACCTAAAATGCATGAGGCAGGAGAGAAACTATGTATTATTCTTGACTCTCTAGATGGTGTGATCCTTAAATCAGATAAAGAGAAGAATCTATGGAATGGAGATGAGAATGTTAAAGTAGCTGGGGTTCCTCTTCTTACAAAAATTTTATTTAAAAGATTGGCTTTGAAGGTAGTTCACTTTGATGCTTTGTTTTTGATTACAAGTCAGTACACAGCTGAGATCAAACTCGATCCTTATAGTAAGACTCCTCCAAGGCAAAGTGATGGGGCAGGAGGATCAGCAATCAATCACCAAAGTGATATTACCCTTTCCTATCAGCCTCGTTATGGTGGAGATTACATTCTTGAAAAACCTAATGAGAAACCAGATCCTGTAAAGAATAAAGTTCTTGGAGTTTATGCTACTATTGAAATCAAAAAGTCATCTACAGATGTAACCGGATCTAAAGTAAAAATCCCTATTAAAAAGGGAAGAAGTGGTTGTGCTATTTGGGTTGAGAAAGAAGTAGTGGATATGATTATATCCTTTGAACTCGTTACCAAAAAAGGAGCTTGGTATTCTTTTTCTGAAAGTATTGTTTCAATGGCTAAAGATGATGGGGTAGAAATACAAATACAGCATCAAGGAATGTCTTCTCTTTATGATTATATAGAAAGCAATCGAAATGTTTTCGAATGGCTTCTTAGAAAGGTTAATGAGATTATAGCTTAATGGAATTAACGAAATTAAGAGGCAATACAAAAGTAAATGTTGTTGCTAAATCTTGTATAGATTGGGATAAGAAAATTTCTATTCCCCAGTTTAAAGTAAAAAATTTCCTTTACCCATTCTGGAAAAATGATGTAGTCAAAGAAGAGTTTGTTATTCCGGGCAGCAAATTCAGAATTGATCTTTTCAATTTCTCTAAAAAAATAGCTATAGAAGTTAGTCCCGACGAATACCATGTAAATTTTAATCCATGGTTGCATAAGAATCGACAAAATTTCTTAAACAAAGTTAAAAGTGACGATATCAAAAGAGAATGGTGCATTAGAAATAATATTACATTAGTAGAACTTTTTAATGAGAACATTGATAATTTATCATTTGATTTTTTTCTAAAGCAATACAATATATCTTTATAAAATATGAAAGACATTCAAGAAATACTAGATTCAATTAAGGCTCAAAGAGAAAAGCAGATCGAAAAAGGCTATACTGTAGATCATGATCTACAATATAAAAATGGTCAGCTTCTATTGGCTGCTTTAACTCTTGTTGGTTTTGCTCATGGTCAAACTTCTGGCGATAATAATTTTAAAGAAGCTAAAGAACTTTGGCCATTTAAAAATTTTTCTCCTAGTGAATCTGTTCAAGACAATCTAGTACAGGCTTGTAGTCTTATAATTGCGGAAATCCAAAAATTATCTCTATAATTTTTAAATGAAATGGATAACGGCAAAGGATAATATCCGACCATTATCTGAGAAAAAATATGCAATAAAATGGAATGGCGATAGTCTTAGTTTTTTCCAGTTTAATGTAAAACAATTCTTTAAAAAATATTGGAAGGATGATGTGGTTGGAGAGGAGGTCCTGTTGCCTCAGACTCGCTTGAGAGTTGATCTGATGAATTTCTCAAGAAAAATAGCTGTAGAAGTAAACGGATTATTTCATGTAGAATATACTCCTTATTTTCAAAATTCAGTTGAAGATTTTGAGAAACAGGTTTATAGAGATGTTCTGAAAGAGCATCTTCTTGAAAAGAATGGATTTGAAGTAATCGAAATCTATGAAAAGAATATGCCCTTAAAAGAAAAATGGATAGAGAGTGTTTTTGGTTCTCATATTATTAAATAATTATGCTTGTTTCTGAATTCCCTATTTCTAATAGGACAAAAAATGTATTATTGCAAAACGGTTTCCTTTCTGAAGTTGATTTCAATGGTAAATTTTTAGAAGATATTAAGTCTCTAGAGGGCATGGGGTCAAAAGGGGTCATGGAAATCAGAGAATATTTGCATGGAAAATTTGGTTTGATTTTAAAACTTAAACCAAAGGAAAAGAAAATTTCTAATCCTAAAGAGGCAAGAATGCTTATCTTCCATTTCCTTGGAAAAAGAGATAATATTTTTTGGCCTAAGGAAATGCTGGCGGCAAATAAGCTTTTAGCTTTGTTTGATTTAAAAACTCTTCTCTCTGTAGTTCCAAACAAAAAAGCTTCTACTCTTCTTTTCTATCTATGTGAAGAAGGTCGAAAATATATTAGAGCGTATTTACCTAGTATAGAAATAAAACAAGAACAAAAACAAGAAAAATCGGAAGATATGTTTGTTCAAGATGTACAGTTAGACTTAGAACTATCAGTGAAAAAACCTAAATCTCTAAAAGATTTTCTATTTAAATGAATCATAGCAGAATTTCAACTCCTCAAGAACAAGAACGTGCATGTCTAGCTGGCTTTATAAAGTGGCCAGACAATGTAGCCGATTACGGTTCTATTTTAAAAGCCACTCATTTTGATAACAAAGTTCACTCAGCCATTTTTTCAGCTATCTTGGCTGTTTACAATCAGAATGCTACTGTTGATAAATTGCTTGTCTCTGAAAAGCTAACGTCTATTGGTCTAAAGCTATTTGAAGATTTAAACATTATAGATTATCTTGATTGTTTGTCTCAGATGCAAATCAGAGAGCAGTCTCTTCCTAGCTTTATTAGTAACGTAATTAAATATGATTTTGCTAGAAAAGCAGATAAATCTTTAGAAGAAGGTAAGAATGAAATCAGGAGTAATATTGATAAATCTTTGCCAGAGCTTGCCAATGTTATTGAGAACACATTAAAGAGTGCAGGCACAGAAAACGTAGCTGATGAGGAAAAGCCTATTGATGTTTTTTCTACGATGCAGGAGACCGTTCTAGACTGGGCTAATAATCCAAGGCCAGTATGTCTCAAAACCCCATTTCCAATTTTTACAAAAATGTATGGAGGTCCTAGCTTCGGTGACTTGTTTGTTATTGCCGCTGGGCCAAAGGTTGGCAAGAGTACTTTCGTAAACTTTCTAGCTTATGAAGTAGCTGGTCTAGAAGAGAATAATTGTTTAGCATTGGTTTTGGATACAGAACTTGAAACAGATCGTATTATTGCTAGAAATCTTTCTGCTATTTCGGGTGTCAATGAATACAAAATTAAAACTGGCAAATTCTTAAATAATCCAATTGATAAAAATAAAGTATATGCAGCTTTAAATTCTCTAGAGAAATACAAGGGGAGAGTTCACCATAAATATGTTGCTAACAAATCTATTGATGAAGTAATATCAATTGCTAAAAGATGGTATGTTCAAAATGTCAAAAATGGGGAGAATGTATTACTTATTTATGATTATCTGAAATCTACTCAAGAAAATATTACTAATGCATTCGAGGGATATGAGCTTCTTGGTCAAAAGACTGATAAACTAAAAAAGCTCGTGTCTTTATTACCTAGAACCGCAGGATTGACAGCCGTTCAGACTAATCGTAGCGGAGGCACAGCAATGTCTTCTCAGATCGAATGGCATTGTTCCAACATGTATAGACTAGAGAAGAAAAGCCCAGAGGAGATTGGAGAAGGAGGCAAAGAATTCGGAACTCATAAACTTATCGAAGTTCGAGCCCGTGTTCAAGGCGAAGAGGCTATGGGGGCAGACAACTATGTAAAGAGATCTACTCAAGACGGAGATGTTTTTGTAGAAAATTATATTAATTTTAAAGTCGAAAACTTTAAGGTTAGTGAATGCGGTAGTGCAGAAGATGTATTCAATAAAAGATTAGGGCAAATAGAAGTTGCAAATAATAAAAAATACACTAAAGGAGATTTCATATGATCGTAGATTTACTCAAGAAAATGGGATATATGCCAGAGAAGTCTGGATCTGATTATCTAAGAATGAAAGCTATTTATAGAAATAGTGCTAGTTCATCTTTAAGTGTGAACACTAAAAGTGGATGGTTTACAGATTTCGTTACTGGTCAATCGGGTCCTCTTGTAAAGTTGGCCATGATAACCTTGAACATAAATGAAAAGGATGCTAAAAACTTCTTAAGGGATGAGTATTTCGATAGTTCGGCTAATGCTCAGGAAGAAGAAGAGGAAACTAAAATAGTTCAAGATAAATTCTTTGATTCTGATTTCGTAAAAGATTTAATGCCTTGGTATACATTTTATAAAAATAGAGGCATTTCAGAACAAACTGTAAAAGATTTTGGTGGAGGAGTAAAAACTTATGGGAAACTTAACAACAGATTCGTTTTCCCTATCTATCAAGGAGAAAAAATCATAGGTCTTGCTGGGAGAGATTTATATACTAACTCTCAAAGGCCTAAATGGAAAATATTAGGTAGAAAGGCTAATTTTGTTTACCCTTATAAACTCACACACTCTGATATCGAATCTTCAAGATGTGTAATTTTAGTGGAAAGTATTGGAGATGCTCTTTCTCTTTATGAGGCTGGTATAAAAAACTTTTTAGTTCTTTTCGGATTAAGTGTTTCAAAGCCTGTAATACTTACTCTGATAAAAAGCAATGTAGATAAAATTATTATTGCGACTAACAATGATATAGATTCTGAAACTAATAGAGGAATGGAAGCTGCATTGGGAATCAAATATAAACTATCTAAATTCTTTAGCAGTGATTCTATTTTTGTAAAACTTCCTTATAAAAAAGATTTTGGAGATATGGAAAAACAAGAGATTATTGAATGGTACAAATCATTATAAAAAAATCTACAAGTTTTTTAGTTCATCCTTTTGGTGTATACAGTATAATTAGCATTAAATATGAAAAACGAAAATAAAACCTTAAATAAACCATTCAGACTTCCGGGTGGAAGTGCTAAAAAATTTGGTGTGTACGTAAAAAATGACAAAGGTAGTGTTGTCATTGTAAAATTCGGTGATCCGAATATGTCAATCAAAAGAGATGATCCTGAGCGTAGAAGCAATTATAGAGCCAGACATAATTGTGATAATCCCGGACCTAAATACAAAGCTAATTATTGGTCATGTAAAATGTGGTCAGATAAGCCAGTTAGTCAAATTGTAGGATCGGAAGAAGATCATTTTGATTTTGATAATCTTCCATCTCAAGAAGAAATAATCGCTCTAGATAGAGATCTTGAAAATGCCAAAGAAGAACCTATTGAGTTCTCATTCGCTGAAGTTGAGTATTTGGACAAGGAAAAGTATTCCCAAGTAAAGGAAGTCGCAGATAGAAAATTTGGAGAAAAAAATTCTTATGTAAAAAATCTATTTGTTTTGAAGGAATACAAAAAAAGAGGCGGAAAAGTGAAATATTCAGGAGACAAACCCAAAGACTCTGATATAAAGACTCTAGTAAAATCATCATTGTTTGATGACACTCTCTGGAATCTAATCGAAAATTAAAATGTCACTTCCTAGGCTTTCCGCAAGCAAAATAAAATCTTATAGTAGTTGTTCTTATCTTGCATATTTAAAATATAACTGTGGCTTACCTTCAAAGGGGAACACTGGTTCAAAACTGGGAGGAATAACTCACATTATTTTAGAATGTTTGGCTCATCCGAAAAGGAAAGAAAAGGTGAGTCAAGCTCTTACTTGCGGAAGGCCATTATCGTTGCCATGTCTTCATAGACTTGCTTCTAAGTGGCTTAAAAAAGAAGAGGTAGATTCTTCTGAAAATTATGAAAAAATAAACGGGTTTTTGGTAACCGGTTTAGAAAATGATTTCCACGGAAAAGGCTGTGAGAAATACGAGACAGAATATGAATTCAATATAAATAATGGTAAATATTGGATTTATGGTTTTATAGATAGATTATTTATTTATGAAGATCATATTAGAATTTTAGATTTTAAATCTTCTAAATCTAAATTTTCAAAAGGTTCAGAAGATATGGATTTTAATATCCAAGCATTAATTTATGCATTAGTGGCTTCTAAACTTTATCCCGGAAAAAAAATAACTGTAGAATTTCTTTTCCTTAAATTCCGAAAGAATCCATATATTAAGATGGAGTTTTCTTTGAGTCAGATAGAAGCTTTCGAGCATTACCTTGAATATATATCAGGATATTTGCAAGATTTTGGATTAGAGAAAGCTTTAGCTAATACAGCTGCTGGAGATTTTAAACGCAAATGGCTTTGTGGTAAAGAACCTTTTACTTATAAGGAAGACGGATCACCTGTTTGGGTTTGTGAATATAAAGCTCCCTTCTTGTATTTTGAAGCTGTTAAAGAAGGCTTACCTTCTAAATCTGCTTATTTTAAAAAAGAACTTGATAGTTATGTAGCTTTGGGCTATACTATAGTTCAGAGAAAGCACTCCGGCTGTCCTAAATTTAATTAAGCTTTTTATTTAAATTACTTACAAATGATTCCTCTTTTTAAGAGTCACTACTCTATTTTACGTAGTATATTAACTCTCGATCCTTACGAGAAGAATAAAGATACTGATCTATCAGATAGTATTATAAATATTGCTGTTGAGAATAATCTAAAAGAATTATGTCTTGTAGAGGATACAATGGCTGGATTCGTAGCTGCGTTACAAGCCTGTAAAGATTCAAAAATTAAACTTATTTTTGGCTTAAGAGTTTCCTTCATTAACAGCTCTTCGGAAGAAACCTCTTTATCTTCTCACAAAAATATTATTTTTCCAAAGAATTTTAATGGTTATAAGGCTTTGATTAAGCTTTCTACTATGGCGGCTTATAATAATTTCAACAAGGAGGCAAGACTTTCTTATTCTGACTTGCATTCTCTTTGGAGCGAAGATTTAGCATTAGCTATTCCTTTTTATGATTCTTTCCTCCATAAAAATCTATTACAAGGATCTCTTTGTATTCCTGAATTAAAAAAGATTAACCCTACAGTTTTTCTTGAGGATAATAATCTACCTTTTGATTATCTAATTAGAGAAGCTGCTCTTCTTTTTGCTAAGATGAATAACTTTAAGACAGAAGAGGTTAAAAGTATTTATTATAAAAATAGAAGTGATTACGAAGCCTTTCTTACTTTGAAGTGCTTGAATAGAAAACAATTTGGATCAGGAAGAACACTTGACAATCCCGGATTTGATCATATGTCTTCTAGGGAGTTTTGTTGGGAATCATTTCTAGAAAATAAAAAATAAATATGCAAACAATAAAAGAAGGTGACTTTGTTAAAACCAAAATCTTTTTTGGAGATAGCTGTAGAGTTGGAAAAGTCGTTGAAATCGTTTATCAAGATGGAACGCCTATTTACGATTGTATAACTGAGGATGGGGAAATTTCATTCTGTGATCCTCTTCTAATAGAAAGAAAAGAAGCTAAAGCTATTATCAAAAAACTTGAAAAGAAAATAGATTTTTTAAACCAAATATGAATAAACTAGATATCAATCAGCGCATTTATTTTGCTGATACAGAAACAGAAGGACTTAATCTTAACACTTCTCGGCCATGGGAGTTTGCTTGGGTTATCATGGAGAATGGAAAGATTCTAGATAGTCAATCTAGATATCTGTGGTGGGAAGATTTGAATGTTAATCCTAGGGCAGCTGAAATTACAGGTTTTAATTTTAAAGAGTATGAAAAGAAAGCTCTATGTCCGAAGAAGGTTTATGAAGAAATATCCCCTTGGTTTTTTGGAGAAGACTTGCTAGGTTTTCATAATGGACTAAATTTCGACGCTTATCAAATTCGAAACTGGTTTAGGGAAATTGGCAAGCCTATTGATTTCGAATGGGTAAAAAGAGTTGTCGATACGAATGCTTTAGCTAAAGCTTATCTTTCAGGGGCAAAGCCTGATTATGATAATTTTGATGCATGGCAAACTCGTTGGGCTAATTTTATTAAAAGAGGATTGAAAAGTAATGTCACTTATTTGTGTAATGAATGGGGAATCGAAATAGATGCATCTAGAACTCACCAAGGTGACTATGATTGTTATTTGACTGCTCAGATATTTAAAAAACTTGCTTACAATTTTCAGGAATCTTAATTTATGTTATTCTTTTTAGATCAATTCGAAAATATAGATCTTAATATCCACGGTATTAGATTGCCTAAATTCTGTTTAAGTAAGGAGGATTATTCTGCCCTAGATCTTCCTTTTAATTTAAATGGATCAGACCTAACAAGTCTAGAGCTTTTTAATTTGTTAGTCGAAAGAGGATTTGAGAAAAGATTAAAAAATGACATTGATCCTAAAAAGGAAAAATCCTATAGAGATAGATTGTCTTATGAGATGGGGGTAATTTCACCCACAGATTTTGTAGATTATTTATTAATGGTATGGGATGTAGTCAATATAGCCAAGAAGAATAAGATCGCTGTAGGGCCGGGAAGAGGCAGCGCCGCATCAAGCTTAGTTCTCTACTGTCTAGAGGTGACAGATGTAGACCCTGTAGAGAACGGGCTTTTCTTCGAAAGGTTTCTTTCTCCATCTAGAACAACTCCAAATATTGTTGATGGCGTTAAATATTATTCTGATGCTGCCGACATTGATCTAGATATCGAAGATTCGAAACGTGAAAAATTAATTGAAATTCTAAAAGAAAAATATAATGGATACTTTTGCAAAATATCTACTCATAGCACATTACAAAGTAGAAAATGTATTAAGGAAGTTTGTAAAATTGTTTTGGGATATTCTGAACAGCAAAGTCTTGAGATTTCTGCACAGATCCCTTCTCTATTTGGGAAGGTTCATTCCTTGAAGAAAGCTGTAGAAGAGGTTCCTTCTTTTGCTCAATTTGTCAAAGATAATCCAAAGGCTTATAAGATAGCTCTGAAACTTGCAGAACTAAATTGTTCTAAAGGCTCTCATGCGAGTGCTTATATAGTGTCTTATAATAAGTTGATTGATTCTATCCCATGCGAAATGGGCGAAGGAGAAATGGTTACGACTTATGATATGGATTATGCTCAGCTTGATAATATCAAACTTGATTTGTTGGGATTGAAAGCTGTTGGTATTATCAATGAAGTTTGTTCTAATTTAGATTTAGATCCAAAAGATTTTGAAATAAATTATGATAATGTTTTTAAGAATCTTCAAGATGTGAAGTATCCTTATGGTCTTTTCCAAATTAGTGGAGATTGTAACTTAGGAGTAGTAAATAAGGTAAAGCCAAAGAATATGGATCATCTAGCTGCTGTTACAGCACTCGCTAGACCCGGAGCATTGCAGTTTGTGGACAGATATGCTCAATTCGTCAATGAAGGGAAAAATGAATCTATTCATCCATTTTTCGACGAATTATTGAAGTCCACTGCCTCTTTAGCTTTGTATCAAGAAAGTACGATGCAGATGTGTGAGAAGATTGGCTTAACAAAAGCTGACGGGGAGGTCATCAGAAAATGCATTGGTAAGAAGAAGATAAAAGACATGGCCAAGTGGAAAGATGTCATCTTTGAAACCTGCGAGAAGAATGGTTTAAATAAAGAGATTCCAGAGTTGTTGTGGAAGATTCTTGAAGATTCTGCAAATTATTCGTTCAACAAAAGCCACAGCTTTTCTTATGCAACTATCGCAGCCTCAACGGTTTATCTAAAACATAAATATCCTCAACAGTTTTTTCTGGCCTGTCTAAAGATAGCTGCTACTAGAGGCGATTTCCTAGAACAGTTTCAGCTTATTCAGCATGAACTTCCTCATTTCGGAATTGAACTTCTACCTCCGAATGTTGCTAAAAGTGGATTAGCTTTTTCTATTGAGGGTAAAAATATCAGATTCGGATTGGGAGAGATTAAAGGTATCTCAGACAAGAGTATAGAAAAGCTTAAAAGTTTCATATCTTCTGATATAGATTCTGATTTTAAACTTTATAATTCTGCAAAGGATGCAAGGTTAGGTATTGGGATTCTTTCTTCTCTCATTCAAAGCGGTGCTCTAGGACATTCTATTAAAGATAGATCTAAAAAAGTTTTAGAAGCTCAACTGTGGAATCTCTTAACTCCTAAAGAGAAAATCTTTTGTATAAATAATGAGCATAAATATAATTCTGATCTTGTTATTATGCTTAAAGATTATCTGAATTGGATAGATTCTAATGGCAAAAAGTTTACAAAAGATTCTCGTTTAAGTACTATCAGAAAAAATTCTATAGGATATTTTAAAATATATAATCTTAATAGTCGAAATGAATTATTAGCTTCATTCTTTTATGAAAGAATGCTTCTCGGATTCTCTTATTCGACTACCATGAAAATGGTTTTTGGAGACTTGAATCCTATGATTAGGAATTTAGATGAAATTGATAAATACGTTCGCCTTAAAGGTTCTTTTGAGCTTACTTGTATTGTAAAAGATATTCTTCAAGGTAAAAGTAAAAGTGGTAATATTTATCTAAAAATGAAAATTTTTGATGAGACTGGTTCAAACTATGCTATGTTACTAGGTGATAAATTAGCGAAATATTTAAAACAAGCTGAAGCACCAAAAGAGGAAGATATATTGTATATAACAGGAGAGAAAGGGGAAGATATACTTTGGATAAATCATATGGAAATCCAAAACCATAAAGCTTACACGAAACTCTCGGAATTAAAAAATATAGAAGAAAATGAATAATAATATGAATGAAGAAATCTTAGACGCTGAAATTATCAACGAAGAGTTGAACACTGAAACATCGGAGCCGACCATTACCACTGATACTAAAACTCTATTTAGAGTATTATTCAAGGCTTCTGGAGAAGACGCTTCATCTGCTTTTTTTGACTATGTAGACCCTCATTCGTTTAATTCGGAAATTGTAGTTGCACTAATACATTTAATTTTAAATTCTTATTGTTCTATGGTTCCTGAAGATGAACGTGAAAGTTTTGCTATAGATGTTGTGCAAAAATTTATTGAGTCTTTGAAAGGAGAAGAAACTCTTGACGAAGAAGATATCGCTACTGATCAGCCAGAATCTGACGGTAATTAAGGAATAAATATACCTATGAGTGTAGATAAAAATTCTTTAGAAGTTTTACTTTCCATAGGTCAAATTCTTTCTAAAAAAAATGAAACATGGTTACCTTTTATAAAAGACGAAAAAAGTCATAATTTTGATGCTTTATGGGTAGCCTCCTTGATGTACTTAATATATGATAAATATATTTCTTCTATAGATGATGAAAATCAAAATAACTTTTCAGAAGAAGTACTAGAGCTTTTTGATTTCATTCTTGAAAATGGAATGGAACATATTTTTAAAGCTTAAGAAACATTTTTCATTTTAGAATGTAATATTAATATACAAAAATTTTGAGACGAAAGTCTCTTTCCAAAAACAAACCAAACAAATAAAAAAATACTCGAATGTTAGGCAATAAAAACGAAAAAACTGGAACGCTTTTAATTCTTAAGCCAGTTTCTAAAATAAATGGCGAAAGTGTTAAACCTTTCTTTGAAGTCTCATCTAAAGATGCAGTTACAAATAAATGGGTTCCATCCACAGATAACTCTATAAATTCTATATCTGGCTCTATATTTAAGATTGAAGCTGTAGAAGAGGAGTATAAGGGAGACAAGTACTTTAGAGTCAAGGCTATAATTAAAGATAAAGATGAAGCTTATCTTGTTCCTTTCCGAATGAATATTGCGACTCGAAGCCTTCTTAATTCATTTTTTAATTTAGAATCTTTTGAAAATATCTCTATTCGATACTACTTGTCCAAAGCTGGGTATGACTCGTATTATGTTACTCAAAATGATGAGAAGGTGACTTGGAAGTTTGAATCTTCAGAGCTTCCTTCTCCAGAAGAAATTTCTTTCAAGGGAAAAATTATTAGAGATTTTACTAAGATTGATTTGTTTTTCGTAGATCAAATTAAAATCCTTAATGAACGGATTAAATTAAATCCTACTAAAGCCTCTGAAGAAACAGAAACTAAATCTTTTGCTTCTGATGAATCTGAAAGTTGGGAAGCTGAAGAAGAAATCCCTTTTTAATGTTTAGTTAAGTAAAATATTCAAGGCTTCTCACTTTTTAAGTGAGCGGCCTTTTTTTATAAATATTTAAACAATACAATCAAATGCAAAGAAAGAAAAAAGTAGTATTACACTCTAATTCATGTTTAGCCAATACAGGTTTTGGTAGACATATGAAATTTTTATTGTCTTATCTTTTTAAGACAGGTAAATATGAATTAGTAGAGTACGCAGGAGGATCTTTTACTTGGAGTGATAATATTTGCAAGTCAATGCCTTGGAAATGTTACGGGTGTCTACCAGACAATCCTAGAGAGCTAGATCAGTTTCGAGGTGATGCATCTAAAATGCAAGCTATTCAGTATGGGGAATATAATATAAATCGAGTTCTTGAAACAGAAAAGCCAGATGCTTTAATAATGTTAGAAGATATATGGGGTATGCCTTATTTTGATAAACCGTGGATCAATAAGTTCCCACATGTTTTTTGGACTCCTATTGATTCTCTTCCTTTGCTAAGAGTTTTTAAAGATCAAAAAGATAAATTTGGAAACCTCTGGGTTAAAGCTCAATTTGCGAAAGATGCTTTGGCAGAGCAGGGAGTAGATTCTGAGTATATGCCAGCTCTTATTGAGGATAAGAATTTTAAAATTCTATCAAAAGAAGAAAAGAAAGCTGTTCGAAGAAAATTCGGAGTAGCAGATAATACTTTTGTATTTGGTTTTGTTTTTAGAAATCAGTTAAGAAAGCTTGTAGGTACACTTATCGAAGCTTTTTCTATTTTTAAGAAAGCTCATCCAGAAATTGATTGTAAATTATTTTTACATACAAATTGGTCAGAGGGATGGCGTATTCCTGAATTCTTAGAGAGATTCAATGTCAGAAGAGAGGATGTTCTAACTACTTATGTATGCTCTGCTTGTAAGGATGTATCTGTTAAACCTTTCTTTGGTCAAGAATTGAACTGTCAAAATTGTCAATCAGAGAAAAAAGTTAATACTTCAAATGTTTCTGTAGGAGTGGAAGAAGAAGATTTGTGCGAATTGTACAATATGTGCGATGCTTATATTCATCCAGCTACAAGTGGAGGATTTGAGATGCCTGTTTTAGAAGCTTTGTTCTGTGGTTTGCCTGTTGCTACTACTAATTATTCTTATGGTACTAATTTTACAGTAAATCCTGAAGTCTTCCCTCTCGACTTTACTTTGTATAGAGAACACGGCTCTCAGTTTGATAAAGCTCAAGTCTTGCCATCTTCAATAGTCGAATTTATGGAGAAGATAACTTCTCTTTCTAAAGAAGAAATAGAGCGAAAAGGATATAATCTAAGACAATGGGCTTTAGAAAATTTTGATGGTAATAAAATTTGCGCTAAAATTGAGAAGTTTATAGATGATCTTCCTTTTACTGATTACGATTTTTCTTTTAATCAAAAAATAGAAGAGAAGCCAGAAAATAAAACTCTTTCTATAGATGATATAATAGATTATAAAAGTGATAAAAAAAGAATTCTATATGTAGAAGATGGCAATTTAGGAGATTGCGTGGATTCTATTGCTGTTCTAGAGAGGCTACATAAAAAGTTCCCTAAATCAGAATGGGATTACTATGTATCTACATTATTTCCTCAAATGTTTGAGCACTTGGATTTTATTAAAAAAACAATGCCTTGTAGTCCAGCATTAGATGATGTCCTAGGTATGGAGGGGATAGAGAATCATAAAGGTTTTTTCGATATGGCTTTCCATCCAAAAATAACAAGGAATTGCGTAGATTTCATGAAAAATAATTTTTAATATGCTTAATAAAATATTTCAACATTGTGGAGTAGAAGATTATACTTCTGAAGAGGATTTCCCTGAAAACTTCTATCCTGTACCTTCTGATTATATAGTATATCAAACAGGTTCTGAAAAGAAATCTCAAATTTACGATTACAGTTCAGAAGTCATTCCTATGATTCTTGATTTTTTAAGGATCACAGGTATTGAAGTCATTCAAGTTGGAGATAAAGAAGACCCCACTGTCTTAAGTTCCTTGGATTTGAGATCAGCTTTAACTGTAAGACAATTGGCTTATGTAATTAAAAATAGTAGACTTTGTGTTACATCTAACCAGCTTACTGCTAAATTATGTAGAGTTTATAATAAAGATTTAATCCTTCTCGGAAGTAATTATCCTAGCAAAGTAGTGGTTCCTTCTTTTGATAAGGTTCTTTATATTGAGCCAGAATTAAAAACTGCGAGATGGAATTATAAAAAAGATGAATGGCCAAAGACTATAAATACTATAAAGCCGGAAATAATAGCTAATGCAATTTTAAATAAAATAGGTATACAAGATTCTGTAAATTATAAAACATTATATATTGGAGAAAAATATGGTCCTAGATTTTTAAATTTTATTCCTGACGGATTTTTTCCTAGAGAGTTAGTTAATACAGCTTTTAATATACGTCTTGATATTTTTGATAATCAAGAGTGTCTTGTTCCTATCTTAAATATAACAAAAGCGGATATAAGCACTAAAAAGCCTTTAGATTTAAATTCTTTAAACATTAAAAATATAAAATCTATTGTTTATTTTTGTGACGAAAGTTTTGATGTAGATTTTATTAAAAGCTGTGTTTCGAATCTTATAAATTTACTTGTTATCTGTTGCAACGATGATTTATTAAATCAGTTAAGGCTTGAGACTCTAGGCATATGTACTATATATAAGAAATCAAAAGAAAAACCTCTTGACATACTAGAAAAAGATGCTATGTTATTTAAATCAAATAGAGATTACATAGCTCACGGAAAAACA